CACCGCTTTGGCATCCTCGCCGGGGTTACCACTCTCGCCAGCCCCGGCGAGTGCGCGCCAAGCCGATCTGGACATCCTGCCGACCAAGGAAAGCCAGGTTAGACCGCTCGCGGCGCTGCCACAGGATCAGGCGGTCGAGGCGTGGAGCAAGGCCAAGGCGATCGCTGGCATCGGTAAGCAGCCGACGGCGGCACAGGTAAAGGCGGCGGTGCAGCAGTTCCAGAACCATGCCGGACCAGGTTCTACAACGCTGAAGCCGACGGCGGCACAGGTGAAGGCGGCGGTGCAGCAGGGGCGTGGCGTGGCCGTGCAGGCGCCCGCGGTGCATCGCGACTGGGAACGCGTGCTGGAGGCAGCGCAGCGCGCAGTGACGTTCATCCGGGCGCTGCAGGACCTGGTCTCCCCGGAGGACGGCAAGGTATCGCAGTGCAATTACGCAGTGCGAGCGATCGAGAAGATCGAGGCATGGGTGAGGCACGGTAATAAAACCCCCATGGAAATGGACATAAGGTGGGCACTGCGAGATGCCGCGGCGGATTTGGGCGGATTGGAGGCTATGCTCGCCGATTGGCCGGGTGCGGATATGACCGCGCACGCGGGTCGAGCCATGGCGGCGCTCAAACCGCTGTATGATCTGTTCTCGATCGCCAACATGAGGGTGAACCATCATGCGGCACACCCGCCCAAAATCCCGGCAGCTACGGTGGACGCGAATGGCATCGGTTTTGTCCTAACCAGGCCGCCGATCAGCAACGCGACATGCAAGGTGGCGTCCAAATACCGGTACGCTGGTGATGTAGGAGGGTGGACTCCGGACCCCAATAAAGTGTTACCATTTAAGACCTATTCCGACGCTAAGGCCCGCTTACACCAGAACGACATTATCGAGACGCTGGCGCAGGCAGTGGGACGGTTTTATGGGGTGCATTCGTGACCGCGTGCGATCGGTATACGAGAAGGGGCAAGCTACACGTCAATGAGCTTGCCCCACGCACGAGTCACCAGGAATAGCCCCAGAGCCAAGAACATGCCTAATAATAGGGGCAAGCGATAGGTGGTCAAGCCACCAAACCGAAACCACCATGAGCCAAGCCACTATGTTTCGCCCCGCACTGGAATACTTCAAGGGCGTCAGACATCACGACTTCACGGAGCCCCAACGGCTTTTGGTGCTGACGGTGATCGAGTATTCGCTGATCAGGTCATTGAGGGCTGACAGTGCATCTGAGTTTCGTATGCTCGTTAACGAGCAACAGGTGTTCTGCCAATTGTGCGGTTTGAGAAAGTCGAAGGTTTCCGAGGAGTTGTCATGGCTGCATCGGCAGTCGGTCGTTGAGTCTGGGTCGCTGGATCGCGGATGGTTGTGGTTTGCGCTTCTGCCGACCATTGGGTGGCGGGTGCCACTGCGCGTAAGTGAGGCGAGTGAGCTGGTGAAATTGGAGCGTTGGTTGGAAGAGACAACGCCGGATCAGTCGGAATTGATTCCGCCTGATCCCACGTTAAATGAGATGTTGCGTGTTGACTTTGTCGAGCGCCAGCGCGGTAATAGTCGAGTCGAGCCGGGGGCTGTGCGCAGCAGTGCTATGGGCATATTGAGTTCCCCAGCAGGGAACCAAGTCGAGTCAAAGTGGCCAGTTGGCAGGCTGTGGGCCGCTGTCGAGGATGGTATGCGGGCTGAACCGGTTCCCCCACAGGGAACTGCGACGCTGAAAGTTCCCCCACAGGGAACTGCGCGAGTTCCCCAGGAGGGAACACCCGCGCGCGTCGAACCGGATAATCGATCGAGGTATGTTTCTGTACAATCGAATCGACTAATCGATCGAGGCTACCGGGAGGAAACGGAACAGGTTCGAAATGAGGCCAGGCAACGTGCGGAAGGAAGGCTGTTCAGACTCATCGGTGAAAACGAGCGAAAAGAACGTTGTGCTATGATCTGGTTCGAGGCGATTGACCGGATACCTGCCAGGCTGGAAGAGCTGATCGGGCACGTTGAAATGCTGCAACGCGAACACCGGTTGAACGCACGCCCGGCGGCATGGTTGAACGTGTCGGTGAGGAATGAACTGGCTTTGATTCGAGTCAAACCTGCCAGACCCGGTTCATGTCGTTGATCGCGATGGCACCCACCTTGATACACAGCAAGCGAAATATCTAACTTTGCACGGCCGATGTAAAGGAGCACACTTGCATCGTGCAAAGCCGAGATTCAGTTTATGCTCCGTTGATAAGCGCACCAGCACGCTACACACAGCGCACCACCACGCTCCACACAGCGTATTACCATCCGATCCATAGGCCGGGGTCATAAGGAATCTACTACCTTTCGCACAGTAACAGGTTACCAAACTGCGCAGGGTATCAGTATGAAAGGGTCAAAAAGTAAGTCTCCCCCACAACGGAAGCCCAACACTACTTCGCAACTGGAGCCGCACACCACTTCGCAAGCGAAGACCAACACGACGTCGCAAGCGAAGCCGGCAACGGGTTCGCAAACGAAGCCGAAAACGAGACCGCGATCGAAGGCGGCAGCGGGTTCTCGATTGCAGGCGGAGGCGGACGGGGGAAAGCCGCGGCAGCCGACGGGAACGACGCTGCTGCCCGATTATTCGGTTAACGCGCTCTCGAAGGAAACGGGGAAGGACCGGCGGACGATCGACAAGGCCGTGGCGGGGCTCACGCCGACGCGCGTGGTGGGGAAGACGAAATTCTACCGGCTCCTCGATGTCGAGACGGCGCTGAAAGAAAAGTCGGGGCGTTCTTTACGGGATGAAAAGCTGATGGAGGAGATCCGGAAGCTGCGCGTGGCCAATGATTTGACGGAAGGGAAGCTGGTCAAAAAGTCGAAGGTGCAGGAGAGCCTTCGGCGCTGCCTGACCCCGGCGGTGGCCATCCTGGAGCAGCGGCTGGTGAACGAATACCCGACCGCCGTGGCCGGGCTCGATGTTCCACAGGCGCGGATCTATGGCAAGCGGCTGTGCGATGAACTGATGGACTTCATGCAGTCGCTGGAAACGGAGTGGAACCTCGATTGTAAAGCAAACGTGGCATAGCATCTTTGTGCCGCGCGATCGGCGGCCGATCCCGGAGTGGGCGCGCGACCATGTGTGGCTGGAGCCGCCCATTACCAAGACGGGATTCTTCACGTGCGTGGAGTCGCGTCACTTCATTGGGGTATTCACCTCGTTGCAGAATGATCACAAGCGCGAGACCAATGTGCTCAAGCCGGTGCGGGGTGGCGGGTCGCTGATCGGCGACGTGTTCTGTCCCTGGACGCTGGTGGTTGATCCGGGCCCCTACATGGACGTCTTTCAGACAGAGCAGGCCGCCAAGGATCACGGGCAGGAACGGATTCAAAAGATATTCGCGCGGTGTAAGCCGGTGGCCGCGCTGTTCCCGACCGATGCGCACGAGTTGCGGAATGACGAGATCCTGTTCTCGAATGGGCACACGTGGTATTTGCGCGGTCCGGCCTTGGGCAACCTGCAGGGGAAGGGCATCCGGTATCTGCGCGAGGAGGAGGTTTGGATGTGGTCGCAGGGGAAGATGGGCGAGGCCGAAGGGCGCATTGGCGATTACCTGAAGATGCAGACTTCGAAGGTTTTGCGGGTCTCGCAAGCCGGGCCGATGGACGGTGTGCCGATGGAGGAAAGCGACTGGTATCGGGCCTACCATAAAGGGCTGATCCATGAGTGGGAAGTGCAGTGCCTCAACCCCGAGTGTGGGAAATACTTTGATCCGATCTTCTCGGGACAGCGGTTGGACGGCAGCTTTTGGGGGATTACCTGGAACCGCTACCAACTGCCGAATGGGGACTGGAACATCCCGAAATGTGTGCCATCGACGCACTTTGAGTGTCCGCACTGCCGGCATCCGCACCTGGACAATCCCAGGACGAAGGGGGAATGGAACCGGACGGGTCGCTACCGGATAGCGAAATCCGAAGACCGAAATCCGAAGGCCGAAGGAGATCCGCAGGTGGCAGACAGCCAACTGCCAATCGCCGATCGCCAAGAGGATTTGGTCGAGCGGAAGAAGGATTCATTTCACTGGGAGACGGTAATTGATTTTCCGTGGGACGAGTTGGTTGAGTTGTGGCTGGATGCGTGCAACGCGGAGAAGCGTGGCGACCTGAAACCGAAGTTGCAGTTCTTCCAGAAGCGGCGCGCGATGTTTCGGGACCTGGAGAGCCTACTCAAGGGTGGCCTGCATTTTCGTCGGTCGGCGTATGAGATTCATTCGGACTGGCCAGAGGAGAAGGGACGGTTCCTTTCGATTGATCGGCAGGAGGAAGACATGTTCTGGTGGATGGCCCGGGCCTGGTCACTGGAGAAGAGCCGGAAGCTGGGGTTTGGAAAGGCGTATGGGTTTGCGGCGCTGGAGGAACTGCGGCTCAAATTCAAGGTTGAGGCCAACCATGTGTTTATCGATTCCAACTTCCTGCCCAAGGGCGATCATGGCGTGTATGCGGCGTGTCTGAAATACGGATGGATCGCGGTGCGCGGGGACAAGGCTTACTCGTTCACGCACCGAATCAGGAAGCGGTATGTGCAGAAGAGCTATGCGCCGCTTTCGTGGGGTGATCCCGGGAGCGGTGGGGCGATGGGAGGGCGCAAGTATTGCCCGCTGATTGCGTTTTCTAAGGCGCAACTGAACCAAAAGGTTCAGGAGATGATTGACAACGGTAGCTGGGAAGAGCCGCTGAACTCCACCGAGCCAGAGATGGAATCGGAGTATGCCCAGCAAATGGCGGCGCGCGTGCGCAAGACCGACTATGTGGCGCGCACAGGCGAGACGCGGGTCTTTTGGAAGGAGAGCCGGAATGACCATGCCCGAGACCTGGCGAACATGAACACGCTCGGGGCAATCCTGTCTGACCTGGTCCCGGACCCGGCGATGGAGCGGATCACCGCGCCAGAAGCGGCACGGATTGAGGCGGTGGACGTTAGAGCCGACTGACGTCGGCGGCTACGATGAACAAGCCGAAAGCAGTAACCAGTAACCCGATAGTTAGAGCCGACTGCCGTCGGCTGCTACGGAGAAAATAAACGATGAGCGCATTGCACGACGTGGCGGATCTGCCGATGGCTTCAGCGTGCGACCATCCGGCGGATCACATGCTCGAGGCGATGTGTCCGAGTTGCAAGCACACGGTGGACGCGGTCTGCCCGATTTGCCGAGGAAACGTCGAGGCCTCTGGGGTGGAAGGGTCAGGAAATTTGGACAGCCCCGAACATAAAAGCTTCCGAAAGCACACGGATTATTACCGGCGGCTGGTGCTGCTGATCTACAACGCGCGGAACAGCAAATTCACGCTGGGCTGCTACCTCCTGGCCACGGGCGATGGCTTCGCGGGCGGGGTGAGCATGACGGATTACGCACGGACCTGGGGCGTCCGGAAGGCGACCGTCAGCAAGCAATGCCGGTACATCTGCGGTTATCTGGGTACGCCGCCTTCGCAATACATGAGGCGGGAAGAAGTGGCGCGGAAGTTCAAGCTGAGCAATCGGCGCCCGAGGAAGGTGTGATGTTCGAAATCTGATGATGAATACTGGAAACGAGTTGCAGGCACTGGAACGGGAGCTGGCGTCGCAGCAGGCGCAGTTTTCGCCGCTGGGACTGGAGCTGCCGGAGGGGCTGGACCTGGATGGCTGGGCGGCGGTGGGTCGTCGGCTGTTGCGGGTGGACCAGGTGATGAAGTGGTGGTTGGGGGATTGGGCGGCCTTCGGGGAGCGCAAGTATGGCGCGCTCAAGGAGTTCGCCGAGGCCAACGGGATCGATTACGGGACGCTGCGGAACCACGCGTGGGTTTCCGGGGCGGTTGAATTGTCCCGACGTCGGGACACTCTGGGGTGGTCGAAGCACGCCGAAGTGGCAGCGCTGAAGCCGCAGGAACAGACCGAGTGGCTGGCAAAGGCGGAGAGCGAGCATCTGCCGGTGGCCGGGCTGAGGCAGCAGATCCGGCTCTCGCAGGGGGAGAGCAACGCGCTGGAGGGGGATGGTCCGGTGGTGCAGTTCGGGCTCAAGGCGGCGGATGACCTGGAGCATTGGCTCAAGGCCCGGCCGGGTGAGTTTTGGTCGCCGGACCGGTGCGAGGCGGTGAGGGCCAGGCTGAAGCCGATCGTGGAGTTTTATGAGCGGCTGGCTGACGTGAGGCGTGAAACGTGAAACGTGAAACGTGAAGGGAAACGATGAAACCAATGAGAATCAAAGTGGCGCTGCCGATGATCAAGTCGCGCGAGGAAGCGGAGGCGACTATGACCGAGCTGGCGCTCGCGGCGAATGAACAACGGACGCTGTCGGCTGAGCGGGACGGGATGATCCTGGGGATCAATGACAAATTCGAGGCGGAGCTGGCGGAATGCGCGGAGGTCCTGAAGGAACGGACGGATGCGCTACGGGCGTGGGCGGAAGCGACGCCGGATATATTTCCGAAGGATTGCAAGTCCTTGCGGCTGACGAGCGGCACGATGGGATTCCGCAGCGGGACGCCCAAGGTCGCGTTGTTCTCGCGGGCGTTCAACTGGGACAAATGCCTGGCGCTGTTCCGGGCTTCCGGCTGGGGCCGCGCGTTTATCCGAACGAAGGAGGAGGTGGATAAGGAAGGGATTCTGGCGATGTGCCGGAAGGTGAAAAACGAGGAGCGGGTCGCGAACTTGTTGAAGCGGCGCGGGCTGAAGATCACGCAGGAAGAGTCGTTTTATATCGAGCCGGATCTGACGGCGGTGGAGAGCCGGCAGGTTGTGAAGGTGTAGGGGAAAGGGAAAGGGCGGCGCCGGGAAAAGTGGACCGGCGCCGCGCGCCCAACAGAACAACCAGGCCTTGCGGCCCTGAATGGAGCGAGGAGTCAATGGCAGGGTAGGGGGAGAAATCGGAAAGCAGAATGCAGAAAGCAGAAATGCTGAATTTTGGGGCGGCGTGGCCTATTTCAAAACCTTAGGCTCTGCGCAGGCAGATGGTGAGTTCCGTGAGGACTCGCAGGATACGAAGGAGCACGCCGCCCTAGCTAGTCCAGGAAGTTAGAGCCGACTGCCGTCGGCTGCTACGAGGTAATTGGGCGGATTAAACCAGAACCCGCCTATTTAGGAAGTTAGAGCCGACTGCCGTCGGCTGCTACGATGGAAGGAACGAGGGGAAGGAGGGAATAAGGGGTTGACCACTGGGGGGGGGTAATGGCGATCAACTATTTCGTCGGGTGGAATCAGCAGGAGCTGGAAGAGGAACTGGTTGCCGCGCAGGAAGACCTGGCGGCCGGGAAGGCTACCGTCATGGCTCAGGCGGGCGAGGCGAGGAGCGGGAGCGAGGTGGAGCTTTCAGCGCAGGCACGGATCAAGCAGCTCCTGAAGGCGCTCAACCTGCTGGACCCGACCACTTACCCGATTGACCAGGTGACGGCCGTCACGAGCACCAGGGCGTGCTTCTCGGACATCATGTCCCGGCCTCAAAGGGTGTGAGCTATGGCAACTCCTCCTTACAAGATCATTGATCGGCGCGGGCTGTCCCTGGGTTACGGGTCGGCAAACACGCTGATCGAGGCTGCCACCCAGACCTCGGACCGGGGTTATGTGGACCCGGTGGATTACGATATTCATCGGGTCGTGTCGTCCCTGGGCAGGCGCACGCTGATGTCGTTGGGGAAGACGATCTTTTGGCGTTTCCCGGCGCTGATGGGGATGGTGCTGGAGCAGGCAAATCTGGCGGTTTCGACGTTCATTCCCCAGTACACGGGCCGGAACAAGGCCTGGGGGCAGCAGGCGGAACGGATGCTGGGAGACTGGCACAAGATCATGGACGTGGCCGGCTGGCCGTACGATTACGATTCCTACCTGCAGGCGTTGGTCGTCGCGCCGCTGGTCGAGGGGGAATTCTTCACGCTGCTGACTGAGACCCCGGACGGGTATCCGCTGATCCAAACCATCCCGGCGCATCGCGTAGGGAAGTTCCCGAGCTACGAGGCGACCGTGACGGTGCGGTATGCGGGGGCCAGCTTGAGCATTGATGGGGTGCTGATTGATGATGCACGGCCGTATCCGGTGGGCGAGGGTGCCATCGAGTTCGAGGCGAGGATTATTGACGGGGTGATCGTGGACGATTTGTCGCGGGCGATCGCTTACCGGGTGGACGGGGAAATGCCCGACCAATACCAGGACATCCCGGCGCGGAACTTGTTTCCGGCGTTTTGCCCGATTGCGATGGGCCAGGTGCGCGGGTTTTCGTTGCTGGCATCGAGCGCCTTCGATTGGCAGGACACTGGGGAGTGGAAGCGGTTCGAGATGCTGGCGCAGAAGGTGTTCTCGACGCGCACCCTGGTGGAGACCAATGAGACGGGAGACGAGGATTCGGCCAAGAGCGTGATTCGGCAGGCGGCTACGTTCGACGCGGATGGGAAGAAGACGGACCTCGATGTGCAACGGCTCTATGGCGGGACAATCCAATACCTGAAGGCTAAGACGGGGTCGAAGCTGGAGGCGTTTGGTTATGACCGGCCAGGGGCGGGCAGCCAGAACTTCTTGAAGACCACGTTGCGGGATGCGTTTCGAGGGACCGAGTGGGACATGTTTTTCTCTTTGGATCCGGGAGCCGTCGGGGGCGCCTCGATGCGCGTGGTCGTGGAGAAGATCAACTCGGTGCTCGGGAAGCGGCGCCGGCTGGTGAGGAAGAGCTGCTTGCGGGTGGACGGGTATGCGGTGGCCAAGTTTATGAAGCTGGGGCTGCTGCCGTGGGATGATGAGTGGTACTCGTGGGATTACCAGGGGCCCGGGGACGTGACGGCCGACAAGAAGTATGACTCGGACGTGGACATTCAGGAGATCGGGCACGGGATCGGGACGCGCAAGTTGTCGTGCGCGCGGCGGGGGCTGTATCTGGAGGACGTGGACGATCAACGGGAGGCCGAGGCGGACTCGGATCTGACGCGGGCGGGGACGCTGGCGAAGAAGCATGGGATCACGATCCAGGAGGCGCTGATGGTGCTGCGGCCGCCGAGCACGTCGTCCACGAGCCTGAGCAGTACGGGAGACGCGGGGGGGGCCCAGCCGGGGGCTGGTGCGGTGGACCAGGGAGGGACGGCGTGAAGACAAAGCAGAAATTGGGAAAGCAGAAGGCCGAAATCCTAAGGGCTGCATGAAGAGTTATCCAAACGTTATTGCCAAGCTGTTTTACGAGCCGCTGATCATTACGCACGCGCGCCATGCGGCGATGGCCAGAATCCTGGAGAGCCGCATGGCGCAAGGGTTGCCGGACAATTTGCCGGACGATAGTCAGGAGCCCGGCCAGGATCAGCCCGAGGGGTGGGACACGGGCGGGAGCGATGTGATCATTCCGGTGCATGGGGTGCTGGTGGGACACGCGAGCGATATACCGATGTCCACATGCGGGTGCGGGTGTGATGAGGTGGCGCGGATGATTGATGAGGCGCTGGCGGACTCGAACGTGAGGCGGCTGGTGTTTGATTTCAATTCACCTGGTGGCGCGGTGACCGGGATTCCTGAGCTGGGCCGGAAGATCGCGGGGATCGTGTCGAAGGAGACCATCGGGTTCACCGATAGCGAGTGCTGTAGCGGGGCGTTATGGCTGGCGACTCAGTGCCAGAGGTTTTACGCGACTGAGTCTTCGGTGGTAGGGTCGATTGGGGTGTGGTGCGCATTTTTGGAGCAGAGCCGGCAGATGGACCGGGAAGGGGTGAGTGTGCAGGAGATCTCGGCCGGGAAGTACAAGACGATGGGCGCCTACTGGAAGCCACTGACCAAGGAAGAGAAGGGCATGATCCAGAGGCAGGTGGATAAGATCTTTGGGCAGTTCAAGGAAGCGGTGAATCTGCGGCGCCTGGTGGCCGATGAATTCATGCAGGGACAGATTTTCGACGGGGCGGAGGCGGCGGCTTGCGGGCTCTGCGACGGGGTGGTCGAGGGGCTGGAAGAGTTGCTGGCCTGAAAATAGCCAATCGCCAATCGCCAAGAGCCAATGGGGAGACGTTGACAAGGTGGCGTGGGCATAATGGCCTGGAAATTTCTGAATATCGGGAAGGCGAACGCGGAAGTGGATCGCCTGAATGAGGATGTCCTCAAACTCACGGCGGAACGAGACGAGGCCAAGACGGCGCTTGAATCCAATTCCACCGAAGTGACCGCACATGCGGAAGGACTCCTGGCAGACGCTGAAAAGCTGAAAGCTGAAAAGCTGAAAGCAGAGCAGCAGGTCGCCACCCTAACCACCAAGATGGCTGCGCAAGCAACCGAACTGGCGACGGCGAAGGAACGGCTGGCCAATCCGACGGCGGAGACGGCGAAGCTCGCGAGCCACAGGGCGGCAGAGATCACCGGGGCGCAGGGACAGCCGCCGATTGCCACCACTCCGGCGGGCACACCGGCGGGCGGAGTTTCGGTCGGTGCTGCCGAGGACCTCACCAACCAGATGAAGGCGATCCAGGATCCGTCGGCGCGAACGGTTTTCTTCCGGAAACACAAGGAAGCGATTCTCGCGGCCTCCCGGGCGGAACGGAACTGACAGTCAAACGCAGAAATCAATCAACTAGAACCTACTTTTAAATATGGGCTCATACTCGAATCTAAATAACGAAATCTTCGCGCAGTCCGCCCTCGAAGCGTTTGTGGCTAAGCTGCTGCCTTTTAGCGCTTTCTCAACGAATTTCTCACCGGACCCGGTGCAGAAGGGCGATTTGGTGCTGGTGCCGCTGATTGCGGCGCTGACGGCGACGACCTTCGGCGGCAGCTACGCGATTTGCGCGGGCACCAAGTCGGTCGTGACCGTGACGATCAACCGGCATAAGCACGTGCCGATCGGCCAGAACGATCTGGATGCCGCGAACAGTTCCGAGGCTTCGCTGATTAGTTTCGCGCGCCAACAGGGAGCCGCGCTGGCCATTGCGGTGCTTCAGGACGTTTTCTCGCTGGTCATTACGGCCGCGGCCAATTTCTCTTTGGCGACAGCCGTCAGCAGCGGCGTCATGGACGTGCGGCAGATGCGGGTATGCCGGCTGGCGCTCAACCAGAGCAATGTGCCGAGCGAGCCGCGGGCGCTGATCCTGGACTGCGTGCCGTATGACGCGCTGCTCGGGGTGACCAATTTCGTGCAGGCGCACATGATGGCGTCGGCGACGGCGATCCGCGAGGGCCAGGTGCCCCGGGCGCTGGGCTTCGATTTGTTCGAGGTGAACAGCATGTTCACCGGGGCGAGCGTGATGGGCTTTGCGGCTCATGCGGCGGCCATCGCGATCGCGATGCGTTATCTGCAGCCGCAGGACGGCAACACGTATCGGGACGCCCGGCCAATCAGTGACCCGACTACGGGCCTGGTGATGGGGCTGCGCGATCACTACGACAACAACACCGGGGCGCGTTACCTGAACCTGGAGGCCAACTACGGCTATGCCGTGGGGCTGACGTATGCGGGCGTGGTGCTCAAGCGCTTGGATTGATTTTCTACCTTACCCCCAATAGGCCGCGGCGATTGGACGCGGCCTTCCTATTTAACCGTACGGTCTGAGCGGTCGCTGCACCCAATCTGCAGCGGCCGTTCTTTTTTGTTAGAGCCGACTGACGTCGGCTGCTACGAGCTACATTATGAAGATCTCGCTGTGCATGATCGTGGGGAATGTGGAGGAATATATCCTGCGGTGCCTCGCGAGCTTTGCGCCGATTGCGGATGAAATCTGCGTGGTGCGGGCGATCGGGAGTCAGACGCCGGACCGGACGATGGAATTGGCGCAGGGATTTTGTCTGGCGCGGGACATCCGCTTGAAGGTGGCGCACTACCCTAACAAGGCGTTTCACCTGGACTGGCCACACGTGGACGATTTTGCGGCGGCGCGGAATATGGCGTTTGAGATGGCAGAAGGAGATTACTGTTTTTGGTGCGATTCGGATGATGTGCTGGATGATAAATCCGAAGACCGAAACCCGAAAACCGAAGGAAATCCGAAATCCGAAATCCGAGTTCCGAACACGGTGGAACTCATTCGGGGTCATGCCGAGAAGGGGGAGTATTTGGCCTATGTGTTTCCTTACAACATTTTTGGGCGCGGGGTGAGCGTGCCGCGGGAGAGGATGATCAAGCGGGGGTCCGGGAAGTGGCGCTATCCGGTGCATGAGTGCTTTGTGTTTGCTGAGAACCCGGTGCATGGGATGGAGGATCAGCGGGTAGTGGTGACGCATCTGCCGCACCTGAATAAGTCGGGGAGCAGCGAGCGGAATCTGCGGATACTCAAGAGCATACCGGAAAAGGATTTATCGGCGGGCCTGCTTTATCACCTTCAAGGAGAACTGGCACTGTCGGGAGATATTACCGGTAGCATCAAGGTGGCGGAGCGGGCGTTGCGGGCTCCGGATCTGGGCCGGCCGGAGCGCTACGAGCTGTGGTTGAATCTGGCGCAACTTTCGACGCATCCGAGGGCCAAGGAGTCGATGCTGCAGGCGGCTTATGCGGCCGACCCGCGGCGGCGGGAGGCGCTGGGGTTGCTGGCGTGCCACTCGATGGACTACGGGGCGAGCGATCTGGCGCTGGCTTATGGTCGGCAGATGGTGGCCACGTTGCCGCCGGCATCGCCGGACTGGAATGACCGCGCGGCGGTTTATGGGTGGCTCGGGGAAGAGATTTACAGCCAGGTGCTGCGGGTGAACGGTTACGAGGCTGAGGCAGAGGCACTGCGGCGTATGATGCTGCAGAAAGCGGGTGGGGCGCGGATAGCGCTGGTACATGCGACACGGGGGCGGCCACAGCAGGCGGCGATGTGCCGGAAGGTGTGGCTCGACCTGGCTGAGCGACCGGCGGCGATTGAGCATCTATTTGTGATGGATGCTGACGATCAGGAGAGCGTGGCGTTGAAACGGATGCACCACATGGTCGTTCCGGCCGGGGGCGGGTGTGTGCGGGCATGGAATGAGGGGGCCCGGGCAACCGAGGCGCCGGTGATCGTGCAGCTTTCGGATGACTGGGTGCCGGTGCCTAGGTGGGACTCGCTGATTCTGGAGCGGCTCGGGGACGTGAAGCAGCAGAAGGTGCTGGCGGTGAGCGATGGGGTGCGAGGGGACCGGCTGTTGTGCATGGCGATCTGCACGCGAGATTACCTGATAAGGGACGGCTACTTGTTTCATCCGGATTTCACGGGGGTATTCTCAGACAACTGGTTTACTGACTGCGCCTATCGGCGCGGGGCGGTGATCGAGGCGCGAGACATCCAGTTTGTACACGAGCACCCGGTCAGGACGGGGAAGCCGTTGGATCGGACCTATGCGGACCAGAATGCGCCGGAACGGTATGAGGCGGGGGAGAGGGTCTATCGGAAGCTGTGCGAACGCCAATTGCAGAGTGAAACGTGAAGGGAACTGATGATTACCTGTTTGATTCTGGCGTATAACGAGGCGAGGAGGATTCGGCTGGCGCTGGGACATGCGCAGCAATGGGCGGACGAGGTCCTGGTGGTGGATAAGTCTTCCACGGATGGCACGGCGGAGATCGCGGCTGCGGCCGGGGCGCGCGTGGAGAGGGTTCCGTTCAGCCGGGCGGGCCACGAGGATTCCATGGCAATCGTGCAGATGGCCAGACATGACTGGATCTGGATATTTACGGCCGGGGAAGTGCCGACGCGGGGAGTGATCGAGTCGGGTACGTTTTGGGTTGGCAGTGACTGGGATGGAGTGGTTGTCCCGCACCTGTATTACTCCTTCGGCGATCATGTCGAGACTTCGCCCTGGTCGTGGTCGGGCCAGTTGCGGCTGTTCCACCGTGGACGCGCCGTGGTTCAGAACGTGGTCCACGCGACAATTGCGTGCCGGCCTGGGCGGGCGGCAGTGGTGCCTGCGGGTCCTGCTTCCTATGTGCTGCACCAGACTCACGCGACGGCGGATGGATTCATGGCCTCTCACTGTGACTATATGGCGGCAGAGGCCCGGCAGCAGGATCCCGTGATAACGCTGCAACGGGCGGTTGCGACGGCGCGGTCCTATGATGCAGCTTTCGCGCAGGAACCGAAGCTGATGAAGCAGCACCTGGCGTGGAAGATTTACTGGTATGGCGTGGCGCTGCACGCGCTGGAGAGGAGCGAGGGGAGGGATGTGCGGGGAGAATACGGGGAAAGGGCCAAGGGATTGCTGGAGAGGGAGTGGGGCGGGAACATCGAACATCCAACAGCCCATAGCCCATAGCCAACATGCAACAGCCAGCATCGGTGTTGTTGAGTGTCAGCGGTCGATCGAGAACGTGGTAAACCGACGGTTGACCCTGTGGCAGGGGTATGAATCGGTTGTCACGCGAGATCACGCGCAGTTTGCGGGAGGTGGAGAAGAGCCTGGGGAAGCCGGTGTTTACCTGGGGGGGAGTGGATTACCCGTGTTGCCCAAACGAGGCGACGGCTTCGAAGATCCTGGGGCTGGGTGGGTTTGCGGTGACGGCTGACCTGCTGCTGTTCGTGCGTAAGTCGGTGCTGCCGGAGGTTGGGCCGCGCGAGAAGCAGACGCTGATCTTCGCGTCGAAGAAATACCGGATCGATAAACTCGGGGTGCTGCCGGGCGAGGAAGTGATCACGCTGATGTGCAATGACGCGGCGGAAGGAGTCTGAAGACAAACGCTGAAAATCTGAAAAGCTGAAATCACGATGGCGAACGCTGTTTCATTTCGGGTAAACACCAGGGAGTTTGATGCCACGCTGAAGAAGTACCGGGCGTGGTCGAAACGCGACCCAAAGAAGATCTGCGACACGAAGGCATTCTTCATTGCCCGGCGGGCGGTGATCGAGACTCCCAAGGCGGATAAGGCGGCCATGAAGGGCGACTTGGGGAGGATCATCAAAAGAAAGAAGCAGGCAGTGGAGATGTCGCTTAGGACGGTGAAACGCTTTTCGCGGTGGGGAATGGAGCAACATGTGCCATTGGCCGCTCTGATCATCAACAAGCGGCGCGGGAAGGGAAGGGGACTGTATGGGGCCGAGATGACCGAAGCGATCCGGGCGCTGCTCGCTGCCCGGTTGAGATCGATTGCGTTTCTCAAATCGGGGTGGTTGCCGGCGATTAAGACCTTGTTAGGACTGGCCGATACTCGCGGAGCGCCGCGGCTAGAGAAGGCTGCGATTCAGGTTGGGCAGCCGAAGGGTTACGCGGTGCCGGCAAGCGAGGGGTGGACAGCGAAAGCGACGATCGTGAACTCGGCCATCGCGAGGAGGGACGACAAGACCGCGCTCTATAAATATGGCGAGCCGGCTCTGCAGCGGGCTTTTGATGCGGAGAAAAAATCTATGCTGGATTATATGGAGAAGAAAATGCGGGAGACGGCCACGGCGGCCGGCGTGAGGACGAAGTGATTATGGCGCAACTCTTTTTGATCAGTGACAAGGTGGAGACGGCCCTGGCGGCGATGGTGGCGGCCGTGGCCGGCGCGGCCCAGGTGGTGACGGGGAAGTCGGCGGAAGATAAACAGGCGCCGCCGATGGTGATTTGTTCGGCTGAGGTGGACGGGAACGACGATCCTTATGGGACCGGGAATTACTTCGTGAACGGGACGGTGGCTATCAAGTCGGCAGCGGTGCCCAACGAGGACGGGAGCGGGGATGCGGCCGGCCAGGAGGCGAGCCTCAAGGCGGCGAATCAGGCACTGGTGGAAGGGGTGTTCCGGGTGTTACAGGTGGACGACCTGGCGGAGCAACTGGCGGCGTCGGTGTCAGATTTGACGGTGTTTCCCGGGAGCGTGCAGTTTGGGGCGCCGGAGAGCGGCAAGGACGAGAAGGGCTTCTGGATCGATGTGCTGCATTTCCGGTGCTATGCGTGCGGGGCGGGCCTGACAGGTGAAGCGTGAAACGTGAAACGTGAAGGGGCGGGGTCGGTGCGTTGACGGTGGGGCGGTGCCAGAATGGCATGGACTGTTACTGGACTCGGATCGTTGGCGGGAATCTCGACGGCAATCGCAGGGATTACCGGGCCGGCGACCGATGCCACCCAGATCGCCGCGGTGAAAACGCTGCTCCACTCGGAAGTGAGCGGCATTTCTACCGGGCTGTATAATGGGGCTCGGCTCAATGCGCAGGGCGATGCGCAGGTCGGGATGAGGAACGTCCAAATCTCGCTGATTCCGCTGGCACTCAACCTCTGACAACTCCAAACACTTATGACGATCAACGGTATCGCGGTAAATTTCGGCTTTGTGGGCACTAAAGACGCCAATGGCGGCCAAGGCATCGCTATCACGGGAGTGACTGGAACGCTGTTACAGGGTGCGGACCAGAGCAAGGTGGCAGAGTGCGAAAAGGTCCGCGATGGTTACGGCAACCAGGTGGTACACGCGTGGAGCGACATCCATGACGAGGCCAGCCTGGAATGGATCGTGGCCGGTGCTTCGCTGGCCGCGGCGCTGACGAACACCACGACCTCGCTGAAAGACCCCGGCTCGTTCATCAGCATCACGGGCTGCACGTCGATGCCCAGCCTGGTCGGGACTTCATGGGAAGTGCAGTCGGGCGTGAAGGTGAGCAAGAGCAACACGGGCTTTGCCAAGGTGACGTTCCCGATTCAGGCGTGTCCGGGCATCACTGGCGTGGCGACGTAAGGCTGGCGAATGGAAGCCGCTTACTTTCAGGCGGCCATACCTGAGCCGTTCCGCATTCTGGGTCTGGCGCTGAAGCCGCTGTCGCTGGGGCGCTATCGGCTGCTGAAGCGATTTGGGTGCGGGTTTGTGGCGGACGGTAAGGAAGAGGTTGGTATCGCGGATCTTCTGCTTGGTCTGGTCATCTGCACTCACCGCGTGGACGAATTCATGGAGTTGGTAACCTCACTACGGCTCAACCGAGAAGTGAAGACTTGGGCGCGTAAAATATCTCCCTTGCCGTTCCTAAGCAGAATTCCAGTCCTCGGGAAATGGTGGCGGAAGGGTCACAGCTTCAACGTCATTGAGAAGATGATGCTTTTCAAGCGCTACATCGAGGAGGGCTCCGTAGTGCCCAAGTACTGGGATGAAACGGAGAATCCTAAAACGTCCGGAGCGCATTGGTCACTGGCCGTGGAAATCGCGCTGCGCGGTGAGTTGGGATGGTCGGGTGAGGAGATCAACGAACTTCCGCTGACAAAGGCACTTGAGGATTATTTCAAGTGGGCGGAGAATCAGGGGTTGGTTAGCCTGATGACCGAGGAGGAGATCGCAAAGATGGAGGAGAAAGAGACGCATGGGGCTTAAACTCATCGGCGAAGTGGCGCTGGATGGCAGCGGATTTGAGAAGGGGCTGGCGCGGCTAGGAAGCGGGGCCGTGGGTGGGTTTAAGAACCTGCTGATCCAGGCGTTTGGGGTATATGGCATCGAGCAGGCCATTGCTAGGACGGTTGAAATAGCGGGTGAACTGGTGCACGCGAGCCAGAGATTGGGCATTGGGGTGGAAAAGCTCCAGTTACTAAAACAGGCGGCGAAGGATGCTGGGAGCGACTTGAGCACGTTGGTGAATGGGTTCGAAAAAATCGAAAAGGCTCGCGCGAAGGCGCTCGGCGGTGGAGCGGGATCGGATGCTACGCTAAAGGCTTTTAGAAGTCTGGGCATTAATAAGACCCAACTGAATAGCATGAGTCGAGAGGACATGTTTATGGGTCCAGTGGCGAAAAGTGTCCATACAATGAATCAGGCTGATCTGGAAGGTCCAATGGAGGAAGTCTTTGGGAAAGCGTTTGGAGAGTTAATCCCGGTATTGTTGACCGATTTTCAAGTCTTGAAAAAGCACATGGAACGGCTGGGGATCATTATGGACACGAAAACAGCCGTCGCGCTGGATCTGCTGGGGAATGAATTCTCGCTGTTATCGAAGATCATCGTGGTCCAGTTGGTGCCGGCACTCCTCACTTTTTTGGAGACGGTTTACAAGTGTGTTGCAGGACTCGCAGCGGGTTGGGCGTGGGTCAAAAGTTTTTTCGGCACCGGTGTTGCTACGCCTGAGGCAAAGCTTTCACGGCTGGGAGCGAGTATGGCCAGCGGATTTGGTGGTCCCTCACCTGAATACTACGCGGAGAAGAAGCGGCTAGAGCAGGAAATCGCAAAGGACAAGGCATCGGCAGCCGAGAAGGGAATGACGCTGGATCAGTACCGGAAGGATCAAAACGGAGATCCAACGGAGAATGCCAAGAAGGCGGCTTTGGAAACAATCGAGAAATGGACCAAGCCGCTGGATGAATTACGGAAGGAATTATCGGATCAAACTGAACGTCTTAACAAGCCAGTGGTTGCCAAATATGTCTTTCCGGATGAAAGTAAATCGCCCGCGAGGAAACTAATGGTGGATCGAGGTGACGCTTTGCTCCGGGTGGGCAACTTCCTGGGCAGCGGCGGCAGCGTGATTGAGGGAATCGCGAATCGGCAGCTTACGGTGTTGCAGCAGATTGCGGATAATACGCGGCCCAGCCAGGGGAACGGGGATACGATGTCGTATCCGCCGGTTTGACAAACTTGGAGGGTTAGAATGGCCACACGAGCACCAAAGATCAACGGGTTAACCGGCGCGCATGAGCAGCCGCTGCGATTTGGGTGGGGAGACCAGGGGCCCTATCTGACGCGGTCATGGCACGGGACGCGGGCGGCGATCGCGGCGCAGTATAGCCTCTGCGTGGCGTCTGGGGCGAGCTGCGAGGTCAAGCAGGGGATCGGGATTGACGAGCTGGAGGCGAGGTATGCGGTCCATTCCGGCGGCGAGGGGGGAGTCCCACCCGAGGCGGAAGTGCCGGTGGACAACTGGGAATTCCACGCGAGCCATGTCGAGAAGGATGTACTCGAGGCGGACGTTGAGGTAATCAACAACATCTCGGACGCGAACAAGGTTGTGATCCGGGACTTGATCGCCAATCCTCCCAAAATAACTGAAGATCCGCTCCTTTTGTTCGATCCGGATGACCCCTGCAGCGAGGATGCGTTTGCGGTGTATGTCCTCATGATGAACGGTCTCCGCGCAATCCGAGTGAATGCTCCGGTGCTGCGACGCACTCGAACGGTCAGCAACATGTACGTGATCAAGGCGGCACTGACCAACGTGGGGAAGATCCTTTCGACTGCCACGCTGATGACTTTCGAGGACATTCCAGCCACGGTGATGTTCAATCTGCCGACGGAAACGAGCAAGCGTACTGGCCTCAAGTATGGCTGGTTCAAAATGCACCCGACGGTGCGCGCGGCCGCGCGGCAAAAGATGGTGATCGAGCTGGAGTATGAATATGGACTTTGGCCGACGATCATTTACGGGGAACCGATCTGAGCCATGCTAGGCAGCGCGCCAAATCCTCCTTCTGGATCCAGCCAGCAAGCGTCATGGTTCAAGCGGCTGTTGGACGCGGTGCGGGCGAATAAGATTTTGCCGGGGCGCGGGTACAAGGTGAAGTACACCGCCCAGGGGGTGATTTTGGAGATTGATCCGCCGGCAGGTGGTGGCGGTGGGAAGACGGACTGTCCTTACGGCTAGGTGCCAGCACCAGTGAAGAGGCATGAAGATCGTGATTGTGCAGGATGGTGGGTTGGGCAGCCTGGTGCTCATGCTGCCGGCGATTACGGACATCCGCGCGGCGCAGCCTGACGCGGAGATTGTCCTGGTGAGCCGCTATGGGGCACTGGCGGTGGCCACCGGGGCGGCGACGCGCAGTCCGATATGTCCGCTGTGGCGCGGGGCGGGGCCAGAAATTAGCGTGGTGCTAGCCAAAGAAATCGCGGCCGCTGACATCGTGCTGACCTTCATTTCGAACCATCGGGGGTACGAGACTTCATTTGAGAAAGCCACCAAGGGACAGGTGATCCACTCGGGATCCCGGCCGGAAGCTGGAATGCCGGCTTATGAGTTCTTCCGGAAGGGGCTGGGCCTCAAGGCGGGCAGTGGCGCTCCTTGGATTCGATTTCCGGGAACGGTGCCATCCGAGCGGGTGGCCTTGTGCCCGACATCCGCCGTGAAGGCCAAGACGTGGCCGCGCGAGAAGTGGGCGCGGCTGTTGCCGATGATCATGGTGGACGCGGTGTTGTTCGGCCACCCGGATAACTGTTCGCCCTTCAGTATCCCGGCGCCGATTGTCCTGCCTGTCCATATTGAGCTTTTCAAGAATGACAGTGTGGTGGAGTTCGCCGGGAAGCTGGCCGCGTGTCGGTTCTGGGTGGGGCACGATTCGGGCTCGATGCACCTGGCGGCCGCGCTGGGCTTGCCGGGAGTGGTGCTGAGGAGAATCCCTGTGGGTGAGGACCTTTGGGCCCCCTGTTCGCCGCTGATCGAGACCCTGCCGATGCACGCGACGCCGGAAATGGTGGCCAATGTGCTGGCTGGGAGTGTCGGGAGTAAAGGGGGAAACGAGTAGTGCATAGCGGGGCACCATATAGGCCGCCGTGCGATGGATGGCCCGGAAGGCGGAAGGGAGTCCGGGGCTGCTACCAGCACACGCGCAGTGACGAGCAGAGCGTCGGGACGATGGTGAACTCCAGCCGGGTGGCGGATTACCACTCGCCGGCAGGAGCCAACAGAGCGCCTTACCCGAGGCCGGACACGGGAATTTCTTGGCCGGTCTCGATAACTGGCAACTGCCCCGGGAGCGGGAGTCCCCAGGCGAGCTGCGTCGCCGGCAGCAAGAAGTGCGGGCCGTGGAGGTACTGGGGCGAGGACGCGTATGATGAGCGATCCACGGCGGCTGGTGGGGTGGGTTGTGTCGGGGCGACGGTGGTCACGGAGGTATTGAATTGTTTTGCCGCGGGCGGGACGCCCCACGATTACAGCCGTTGCCGCAAACTCGGCTGGAAGGCGGTCAGGGCGCAGCGGGCGTGGCAAGGGGTCCACGGCATGTTGTCGCATGATCCTTACTGGCGGTTGGATTGGCAGGCGGACATTTACGGATGCACGGACCTGGGAACGGAATGCGGCAGATTCGGATTCGAGAACGCGCACACGACACCCGAGGCGAACAAGTACCTGAGCGCCAGCACTACCGGATATACTGAGCATGTGTGCGTGGATCCTTCGCCGCCGCCTGACCCTGGGGACACGTGGGCCAGCTACGCGGTGAGCGCGAGCGTGAATCCGCAGACGGGAGTAGTGACACGCGACAGCGTGAGTTGGGACAGCTCGCAGCCAGACCCTACGGCGCCGGGATTCTACTTTTGGACGGATGGCTCGACGTTGCTCAGTATGCAGTCACTGGCGGGCATGATGATCCTGAATGGGCCTGACGGCTTGGGCCAAATGCACGGCTACATTGCAGTCTGGTCCAGCTTCGTTTATGGCGCGAGCGGTGGCATCAGGCCAGGACGGGATGAGACTTTGGGGCAGAACTGGTATTGCGACATCTCCGGCAACACCAGGACGTTCTACTGGTATGACTGGACTATTTCGTCCTGGGAGGTGATCGGAGCATTCACCTACGATCCGGGGACTGGCAGTCTGAATTTGTCGAGCCGCATCAGTAAACAGGGCGGCTGGCCCGGTGGAGAAGCGTATGCCACCCTGGTAATATCCAGCGGGAACACGTCTTACACGACCATGGAGGTGGATCATTACGCATCCTCGTACTGGTACACGGACACGACCACGATCACCGGAACGCTGTCCAACGCGAACAACATTGCCGATGTCTATGCGGACGCGCGAGATGCTCTGTTGGGCACGTGGGACCTCGCCGACGATGTGACCTACCCCTGGCGGACCGATGGCATCACGCACATTGTCCCGACGGTGGGGCGGCGCGAGACGCAGACGAGCTGGGTGGACAAGACGCCGATCGCCAGGAGCCCGCTCGATGGCCTGGTGATTGTGGCGGGCGACACTGCCAACAGCGTGGCGCCCTGGACTGATAATGCGGCAGCTTACGCGAACGGCGATATTGTGGGCGCGCCGCTCTCCTACTACAACGCGAGCCTCAGAGGCTGCGGGCCTTGCTTCGATTGGGAGCATGTGACGTGGGGCGCGTGCCAGGGCCCGGACGGTTTTTTCGCGACTTACCCGGTGGCACACGGGGCCTGGTCCGGATCTCCGCCGGGAGATGGAGCGGCCTACGACCGCGGCGGCACGGACATCAGCGACGCGCTGATGCCACCCGAGGCGACGCGCTGGACCGAGAACGACACGACGCGATGGTCGTTTCCGCCAGGGTGGTGGGCGATTCTGAGGGGCGATGTGTTGTATCTCCAGAAGTGGGCGCAGATCAAACTGCCATGGAAGGCGCACAACTTCGCGCGGCCTTGTGGCGAGGATCGGCTGCTGATGGATGAGCCGACCGTGCGCTGTGTGCAGGGGGTTGAACAGGTGGGCGGGAAGTGGCGGCTGAGCATCGACGGCGCGACGGGGATCAGCACGAACGATTATTGCCGGGTAGGCGGGCTGAACAGCTATGGAGTGCCGGATGGGGTGTACCGAGTAACGAAGCTCACGGCCACGCTTTACGAGCTGACGACGGCCTCGCCGGTGATGCCTGGTCCAACGGTCGCGGCGGATATTTCGGAATGTGGCTTTTTGGGCAAGCTGAGGTTTCCAGCCGCGGCGGGCATCTGTGGCCGGATGCGCGTGCAGGGAGCGTCACAGTCCGGTGCCAATGTGCTGATCACGACGGAGGCAAATAACCTGATGACCGGCGATCTGGTGGACTGTACCGACGTGGCCGGGCTGGGAGCATCGCTAGCGGTCACGGTCGTCGATGCCGTTAGTTTCACCGTGCCAGGCACGCTTGGGGCCTGGTCCGCTGGCGGATACGTCAAAGCCCACGGGGCACCGGACTACTGGGTGGACGATGATGACTCGAAGGGCGACTTCGTGGTGCTGTTATGGAGACAGGACTTCCGCGAGGTGGGAGAGCGTGCGCGGCTCATCACTGAGTACACCGATTCAGCGGGCTGCATGAATCGCCCAGGCAACCCCGGCGCTGCAATACGAGCCAACCAATCATCCTGCGGGATGCCGGCCGAGGTCTATAATCTGAACGTCGCAGAGGATTGCCTGGCCTTCAGCGTGTGCGATCCGCAGGTAGTTTGCGGATCACCCAATTACACCGAGGAAGGCATCGCCGATGTATTCCGCAACGGTAAGACCTACGCCTTTGATGAGACGGACTTCTGGAAAATGGGCGATTCCCGCTACGGCTTCGTTTGGCAGGGAGCCATCCTATTCGATATGCCAGATCCGCTCTGGCAGTATCCGCACAAGCCGTGCCGGGAGAACGGTGACGAATGCACAGGGACAGGCTGTAACTGGACGATGGACGATGGCAGTTGCCCGGAGAACCTCTGCGTGGAAGAAACCGAGGGCGATTATTATTTCCCGCACTGGGCCTATTGCGAGGCCAGGTCGAGTCTGCCAACGGACGGGGCCGGGCATTCAGTGCCGGCGCTGCCGACGGGGCTGCATATCAATGTCCTGACGGTGGCGGAACTGGCCACGGCCAGCCCGAGCGCGCCCAATGGGGTGGTGGTGCCTCCGCCCTTCGGTCCCTACGGAGACGAAAGCGCGGCGGAAGGCGGTGGGGGTGCCTGGGCTCCGCCTGAGACCGTGACGCCCTGGGGCACGTATATCGCGATGATGTATTGCACCTGCCGGCCGGGGCAGTTTGCGGATGATTACAAGTCGCAGGGAGTGAGCGTGAATTGCCCATGATCCGCGTGTTGTTTCCACCGGCCAAGCCGGGAGCGGGGAAGACGGCGCCGCTGCCAGCGGGCCACTGCGTCGGCTGTGGCAAGGCGGGGTTGGGGGATATGGTCGAGGCACTGGTGAAGCCGATCGCGCGGGCTTTGAGGCTGGATTGTCTGGACGAGCATGAGCAACTGAAACCGGGGACACCCTGCTGGAAGCGGCGCGAGACACTGAACAAGGCGGGGCGGAAGATGGGGATTGGGTAGGGACTGAACATCCAACATCGAACATTGACAGGGGAGCATTGGTGAATGAAAAAGCTGCTTGGGATGGTGCTTGTTGCGTCGTGCGTGTTGCTGACAGCCGCCGTCGCGCGCGGTGCGGCCGTAAAGTTTGCTTACGGGGATTTCAGCCAGACTGAGCAGTCACAGCGGACCTTGCTGGTATACCCGATCATGGTGTCGGCGACGAACGCGGCCGGAATAACAACGCGGGACAGAATCACTCGGATCACCGGGTTGGACGGTACGGTCACGATCTCCAATGTAATGCCCGGTTGGGTGAGGGCGGAATTCCAAGGGCTATGGATGACGAGCACGAACTGGTTTGTAATCCCGAATACCAACGGCCTGGTGCTGGCATCGGATTGCCTGCAGACGAATCTGCTATTGTTGGGGTCGCTGTTTCCGGTGCCGTGGTGGGCAAAGGGGGAATTGGGGCCGGGGCGCAACATCACGTTTTCGACGAATGCGGGGCGGGTGTCGATTAACGGCAACGGCTCCGGAATGACCAACCTAACCGGTCTGGTCTCCTTCCAAGGACGCGTTGACGTGAACGCTATCCTGGTCAACGGCGACATCACCCCAGCCCTACTCCCGGCCACCGTCCTCACCAACAACGACGCTCGCACCCAGATGCTCTCTGGCACCAGTATTGGCGGCGCGGCGGCTACCGCCAACGCCGCGACCAATGACGCCTATGGCCAAACGATTCCCAGCCTGAGCCGAAGTCAGAGCTTCACTGGCACCAACGACTTCAACAACCTGCGAGCGGCGCAGTTAATCGCCAGCTACCAATCGAGCTGGTTCGACCCCACCAACTTATTCATGGTTGAGGGGGACATTGCTAAAGCCTTTCTAGTGAACGTCCAGGGGAACACCTACGTGCGCGGGGAGCTGAATGCGTCGAACATCTACGCCGCCAACTTCTACGGAAACGGCGCGGGCATCACGAACATCTCGAAGGCCGATGTTGCGGTGTTTGCGGACTATGCTGGTCTTGTTGGAAAGGCGGCGATTGCCTCCTATGCCGGCGTGGCAGACACCGCCAACGCAGTAAGTGCCGAAGTCACCAACACCTGGCAGGCGTATGCGCAGGGCGTAACGAACGACTACCCCTGGACCAACCTCACCGTCGCCCACGCCAGCGCTGTAACGAACGGATACCCCTGGACCAACATCACTGTCGCCCATGCCTCCGCCGTAACGAATGGCTACCCCTGGACCAACCTCACCGTCGCCCACGCCCGCGCTGTAACGAACGGCTACCCCTGGACCAACCTCACCGTCGCGAAGGCCACCGCCGACGCCAGCGGCAACTCCATCACAGCCACCTACGCCACCATTGCGACGGTCAACACGGTTTCCAACCTCACCGCCCTGGGCAACTTCATCCCGAACCCGATCACGCCGACCGGCACGCCCGCAACCAACATCCTGGTGGACCCGGCAAATGGCAGTTGGCAGTGCATTAAGCTGGTGACGAATGCCTACATCACCATTCAGGCCGGCAACGCGAGCTACGCCCACTGGGTGCGCCTGGACATTACCGTCACCAATCCGGTCTATGCCGTGACGTTCGCGACCAACAGTTTCGTGGCGACCCCGGTTTACAACATCTCCAATAGCACCGTGAACACCCTGCTCTTTGATAAAGCGTTTTCCGCCGCCACGAATAACCTCTGGCGCATGTTCCAACTACAATGAAGACATTCCTTGCCATCCTGTTGCTGACCGCTGGCCTGACTGCTCGGGCGCAGCTCAACTACGCATCGACCAACACCCAGCAAATAATCACGACGCTGCCCACGGTGCTGAACAATGCCGACGGGTCCGTGACCTACCGTCCCACCACCAACATGCTGGTCGCTGCCGGATGGCTCTGGATCACCTATATCCAGCCGCCGTCCAACGGTTACGCCATGACTGGCAACTACCTGGTCACCAGCACGAACCAGGCTTATGGCACATGTTCCCTGCGCATCACCAGCCAATACAACCTCGCCGAGGCCGCCGCGACGGCGCAAGCGGCCTCTGACCTGGTGCTCAGCAACGCCTGGCGTAGCACGGCCTTCCTCACCAACTGCCAGACTTTCCGCACCACCCTGCGCGCATTTGGCACCACGGAAACGAATGCCGTCGTCAATGGTGACACCATGTCCACCTGGCTGGCCGGGTATGCCATGACCAACACCATCACCCCCAAGCTCGGTGCTCAGCTTCAATTCATGGCCCAGATGTATCCGCAGTTGCTGCTCTACGGCACGAATACGGCCACCTTCCCCTGGAGGCTCATACCATGATGCGCCGGCTACTTCCCCTCGTAGCATCGAACGTGAGTTCGATCATTATCTGCCTGCTCGCCTGCACCGCCACCGCTCAACTACCCCAGCGGGCAATGGTGGACATGCTCACCATCGCCTCGCGACCAACGGGAGGAGGAGGAGGGCCCACCAATCTGACCCGAGCGCTTTACGCCTGGTGGAAACTGGACGACAGTGCGGGATCAGCCGCCTTAGACTCATCTGGTAGCGGACTAAACGGCATCCTCACGAACAGTCCCGCGTGGGTCTCCGGCAAAGTTGGCGGCGCGCTGGAATGCAGAGCCACGGGCGGAGTCACCGGCTTCTACTCCTACGCCACCGACTTTTGGAAATACCCCACCGGCACCATCACCTGGTGGATGCGGCAGACAAACACCTGGAATTGCGGTCTGGAGCGTTCGTTCTTCAGCTTCTGGAACGTGCCTGGCGTGGCCGGGCTCATGGGGGAGATTTATACCGACAACCGCTGGTATCTCGGTTGGTATGGTGCGTCCGGTGGAACTGCCGACCGCCGTTGGCGATACACGAGTTCATCTGCGATGTCTCCATCTAACACCTGGACGCACTATGCCTTCGTCTGGAACGTGGCCGCGGTGTCAGCGGTGTATTTAAACGGAAACCATATCCTCGACGACGGCGACATGTCACCTGTTAGCGGTGACGCGGTGAAGAATGCGGGCGTCCCGTTCCGGGTCGGCTCAGGCCAGTGGGGTTCCTCGATTCCCGCGTTTGGTGGGTCCATCGACGATTTCCGAATCTACACCAACGCTCTCAGCGCGGATGACATCAGCTATCTGTACCACACCTGGTATGGCCAATAATCGTAACTATGAATCAACCCACCGCAACCGAACCCAGCAACTACGGACGTGATATTCCAACGCCCAAAGACTTTCCGGCCAACCGGCACTTGGTCCGGGACCTGTTTCTATGGTCATCGCCCGCAGCGTGGTTCGGGTTGGCACTATTCATCATCCTCTACCTCTGCTGATAACGTATGCTACGAAACATCTGCAAATGGTTAGCCTGGATTGCCGCGAGCTGCTCGGCTGCTTGGCTGTCGGCCTACGTCCTGGGCAGCGTCGTCTTGTATGTGCTGGGAGGAAAACCATGATCTCTGGCGCGCTGATTTGGGTCAGTTGACATGTGGTCATAGGCGAATGATCGAGCGGCTGAAAATGTGCGGTAGAGAGCGGTGGGAGGACATCCTGGAGGTGTGCGTCCCCAACGCGACGATTCTGGCCACAGTTACTCTGGTCGAGGTGAATCACCTGGTCGTCCTTTTGTCGGGCCTGCTGACGATGGCGTACGCTATTTGGCGCTGGCGTAGAGATTCGTTCGTGGTGTGCCAGGCGTGCCGGGATGGTCGGCCGCCGGGGATCTGCCCATTGCCCGAGAAGAAACGGCCATATTGGTGCCCGAGGAGCCTGTGAGGGGGAAAGCAGAAAGCAGAAAGCAGAAAGTAGAAAGCAGAAATGCCCATGAGCAAGACCAAGATCTGGTTGAGGAGCGCGGCGGCGGCTGTCGTGGGCGGGCTGGCGAATTCGTTTCTGAGCGCGCTGGGCATTACCGGCGCCCAGATCGTAGGGGTGAGCGTGGATCAGCTCAGCCTCAAACAGCTCATCGCTACTACGGTCGTGGGCGGGTTGGTTGGGCTGGCGATGTTCCTCAAGCAGTCGCCAGTGCCACCGGAAGAAGTTTAACCACGGATTACACGGATTACACGGATACCGAATAGACGACACCTATGAGAACGAAAGTCATTGTTTTGGCATTGTGCGTGGCAGTCATGGCCCTGACGGGATGCGTGAGCGCGACGGCCACGAAAACCAGCAAGGACGGGACCTCCGAAAGCGTTCAGGTGAAGGGGTTCCTGACGAAGATTTCCAACGGTGTGTACACCAACGGAAGCGGGACCAGCCTGAGCGTGAGCGACACTACGCCCGACCAACAGAGCATTGCGACGTTATCCGGGGGCATCGTGGAACTGGGAAAGAGCGCGATGCTATTCATGGCTAAGCAGCCGACGAATTCGGCAAGCGCCGGGACTAACGCGCCCAGCACGGGGCCGTGATCCTATGCAGAACCTCGATCCGTTTGAATGGAAGGTTGTGGGGAAGATGGGCATCGCCACGGCGGTGCTCGGGGCGTTGTTCTGGCTGATCCTGACGTTTCTCTTTGGCGGGTGTGCGACATCAGGTGCTGACCCGGCCAGCGGGGTGCCCAACCTTGACCAGGTCGAGCCGGGCATCTGGCGCGGGGGACAGCCGAAGTCGGCGGCGGCGTGGGCCTACCTTCGTGGGCTGGGCCTGACGAATGACATCAAGCTGAATACCGACGAGGAGGCATCCGACCAGTTGGCCATAGATGCTGGCTTCCGGCTTTTCTACTTTCCGATCGATACGATGGAACAGTTGATCGAGGGGCCAGATCCGGTGGCTATGAGCACGGCGCTGAAGGCTCTGGTCCCAGGCACGTTCGTGCATTGCGCTCATGGCCAGGACAGGACTGGGTTGCTGGTGGGGCTCTACCGGTTGCAGGAGCGTAGCAACGCCGCGGCGGCCTGGTGCGAGATGACAAATCACGGATACCACCCGGCACTTGTGGGACTGACCCGCTTCTGGGAATCAGCCAGCAGAAAGCGACAATCGGAATGAGACGAACGGCGCGCTATGGCTGGATTCCGGACCGGCCCGATAAGCGGGATGAGAAGTTCTGCGGGGCAGCGCATCCTCAGGCGCAATTAACGCGCGACTGGTCGGTTGGTATTCCGCCGGCGTGGGACCAGGGACAGCTCGGTTCCTGCACGGGGAACATGTTTGCGGCGCAGGCGCTGTTTCTGCGTCGACAGCAGGAGAAGCCGGAGATCATGCCGTCCAGACTGTTCTCGTACTGGGCGGCGCGCGATCGCGAGGGGACAACGGATTCCGACGCGGGCGCGCAGATCCGCGACATAATCGCCGGAGCGATCACTGATGGCATCTGTCCGGAATACCTGTGGCCATATGACCCGGGCCGGGTGACTTTGGAGCCATCAATGGAGGCTTTTGAGCGGGCGCAGTATTGCGAGGTGTTGGATTACCAGCGGGTGGACAACACAACGGAAGAGGCACTCGTGGCGGCGATGATCCTCGGGCCACTGTGCTTTGGGGCGACGATCTACGACTCATTCGAGTCTGCGGAGGTCCAGCGGACCGGCATGGTGCCGATGCCCAAGCCGGACGAATCCATGGCCGGGGGCCATGCGCTCTGGCTGTGCCAATTGGATCTGGGCCGGCGGCTGGGAAAGGTGCGCAACTCCTGGGGGCCACGGTGGGGTCAGAAGGGCTATTGCTGGTTTCCTCTGGACTACCTGACAGACGGTGACCTGGCGGATGATTTCTGGCTGGTGCGGCAACTCACATGAGCCAGGCAAGCTGAAAAATCGTAACAACTGTTACGATTTATCCGATCCGCTCCGTTATGACAGAATCTGACTGGCAGGTGTCACCGCACGTCACCGGCTGGCACTTTCTCAATGTTAACCGACTTCCGTCAGGACCAGCAAAATGACCAATAAAACCAATGGTAGAAGGCACTTTTTAACCCTTTAGAATATGGTGCGCGATAGAGGTTTAAACCCTCTATCGCGCACCATATTCTAAAGGGTTTTGTGAGGGTCTCCCGGAAAAGCTGACAGCTTTATGACAGGAATAGGATTTTCGCACCCATCTACAGGCCGGCGAACTTGAGCTGGATAATGCCGGAGGTCTGCGGCCAGATGTTGAACCAGCGCCGAGCTTCGGATTCCGGTATGGGGCGCAGATAGTTGGCCCGGATCACAGATGGGGAATTGCCAGCCTCCTCAGCGACCTGGGCGCGGTTCTGGATCAGCGCCAACCGGTAACTGATGAAACTCTTCCGAAGGATGTTCCGGCTTTCATTGCGGCCGCTGGGCAGTCCGGCCGAGCGCTTGGCCTTGGTGAGGGCTCCGCTGGTCTGGTGCATGGGACAGATCAAACCGTTGGGCCGGGAGGAGGCCTGCAACCAGGCAGCGAGGTTATCGGAGATGGGCACCAGGCGATCGCGCTTGATCTTGCGGGCGACATCTTTGGCGACGAAGAGGTGCCGCTCAGACAGATGCACGTCGCGCCAGTCGAGTCGGCGGGCTTCGGAATGGCGGAGGCCAGCGAAGGCTTGCAGCGCCAGCAACAGCAAGAGGCCGGAATGGCCACGGCCATGCTCTTCGATCTCCGACCTGGCATAAAGCAGCTTGGTGAGGTCCTCGGGGGTGAGAATCTTGATCTCCGATTGTGGCACTTTCGTTCGTTTGACCTGGTCGAGTGCGGACCAGATGCGCGGTAAGTGCTGGTTATCCTTTGCCCATTGGGCGAGCTGCTCGAGGCCGGCGCGATAGTTGGCGCGCGTGCGGGGGCCCACTTTTAGGTCGCGCAACCAGGCGGTGAGTTCCTCCGCACTCAGGGTATGCAGTGGACGCTGGGTCCACTTGGCCAGGCGGTGGAGTTGCTGGCTGAGGGCGGTGTGCCATTCAACGCAGATTTCTTCGGCCTTTTCCTGGAGGAACTGTTCGACCAGGGCGGGCATGGGCAACGGGGTGAAATCCCGGGGACAGGTCTCAGCCCAGTGCGTGATGAGGCGGTCGAAGGTGATATGCTGATCCACCAGCAGTTTCTCGCGCCGGGCATGTTCTGCGGCGGCTGTTTCGAGGGCTTGGCCGGTGGGACCCAGGATCTCGATGGCACGGCGATAACTGGCGCGGTCGGCCTCGGTGAATTGATTCATGGCCGTCTGGCCGTTGGCGACGTTGGTGGCGATGCTTTCCGCGAATCGCTTGGCTTTGGCAAATGTGGACCGCATAGCCCGTCGGCGGGTTCCGCCAGCAGTCTCGCGCCAGGCGATGGTGAATGGCCCGGGAGCGCGGCCAAATATCTGGACGCTGGCGCTGCCGGCAGTCACGAGCTTGGCGGGGTTCCTGGTGCGCGGTGCGTGCGTGTCGGCGGAGAGCGCCGGTCCAACTGGGGGACGGCCGTCGGCGAGAAGGCTAACTTTGAACCGAGGGGATGACGTGATGTTCATGGTGCGTGAAACGTGAAACGTGAAACGTGAGGCGTGAACATGGATTAAAAGGGTCGAGCCTAGCGCCGGGTGTTGCGATCGATTTCGGTCAGGTGCTTTTCGACTCGCGCTAATCCGTAGTGCCACTGCGGAATTGTCGCTTCATGGTCTTACAATACCAAATGCTACCAAGTGTGCAAGCCTTTGAGCCATACTTCATAGGCATGGCTAAACTGGTTTTCCATACCAACAAAGTATAGCTCAGAGTCTTTACAAGTATTACCCAGTAGACAATAGTAGGCACATGAAAGTTGAAAAACTAAGCATCTCTATTCCTGAAAGCGCGGCCAACCTCGCCAGGAAACGCGCCGATGAGCTAGCCCAGAAGCGCGGCAGTCGCGTAACTGTGTCGAGCTACATTGCCGAACTCCTGAACGAAGTGAAGGGCAAGGAAAAGCCGGTAAAGCAACCCGCCTAAGAATTTCTCGCGGTTGGCCGTTCTTACCTAGGAAGGCGGCTGGCCGCTGGATGCAGAAATGAATCGCATGAACGAGATGCTTTTGACCGTGGGCGTTTCTTCGCTGACAGAATTTGGGCTAGGTCTGCTGGTCACGCTGGTCGTGCTGGCTTTGACCTGGCTGCGGGACGGTCACAGATAAACCACGAACTACACGAAAGACGACTACGAACATGAACACGTCACCACCGGAAAATGCTGAAACGCTGAAATTGGCAGGCTGTTGGACAAGGGCGCTGTCAGGTAAACAAATGGGGGAACTGGCCGAGGAGATTCTGAGCCTGCGGCATGAATTGGATACCCTGATCAAGGTTGATGCAGATCTGTGGGGAATCTGGAAGTTGCTCGATGAGGCGTGGATCAAGGCTGACCGGATTTCCGTGATGCGGAAACTGGTTGAGGAGCACCAGGCCGCTGGCGCGAAAAGCCGAGAGCCGAATATCGCAACGCAAAATGGGGTGGCCGCGTGAAATCCTGCATCGCACTGACGATCGAGGATCTGCGGGGGCGGATTGCCAAGCTGAACACGGCGATCGAGGCGCTGACAGAATTGGAGCCGGCGAGCGAGGTTTCTGCGCCCACCATACAGGTTGGGGCCCCCACCAGCCAACCCGACGTGAGTCTGCCAAAACCAGTCACCCGGTGCGCTCCGGAGCGGCACAAGCCGGCCGTGGCCAGAAAAACTAGAGGCCCTGGCCGGGGGAAGCACCTCCAGGCGGCACGGGAACTGGTTTCCATCGCCGCGGGTCTGCGGGAGCCGTTCAGCACGCAGGACCTGGCGCAGGCAGCCGGCGTGGCGGACAACATCAAACAGGTCTATGGAGCGCTGTACCGGTGGACCAACGACAAGAAGTGGTTGATCAGGTCAGGTCCTGATCAGTATGTCCGCACGAAATCATTTCCCAAGCCCACGGCGACGGCGACGGTGGAACCACCGGCAGCGGCGTCAGGTCCGGCTAGTCGTCTGAGGATTCCCGGTCTGGATCCTGAGAGCGTGCAGGAGCGATTGAAACGGGCGCGCGAGGAATTGGCCGTTGCGGAGAGTAAGAGCCAGGAGACGCTGGCGAGAATTCTCCGGAACAAGATTGGCGGGCTGGAGGCATATATCTAGGAGGAGGCATGAAGGCACCAGATCCAAAACGAGAGCAAAGGAAGGTGGACGCCTGGAACGCGGTCCACCAGGTGGGCACGGAAGTGATCGTCCTGCTTGATAACGGATCGAAGCTCAGGACTAAGACAATCGCTCCGGCCTCGCTCCTGGGCGGGCACACGGCCGTGGCATGGCTGGAGTATATGAGGGGGTGCTTCCGACTCGAAAGATGCACAGCGACCCGGGATAGTTAACAACGAAGTCGCGAAGTCGCTAAGGCAAACGTTCAATATGAGCGCTAAGGGTTCTAAGACTCGGAAGGAGCGGCAGGAGGAAATTGATTTTCTGGAGCACCTCCAGGCTATTTCGACGAAACCGGAACCGTCGGAGGGGGCAATGCGCCCGGACACCGGCGCAGCGATCATAGACGCTGCGCCGGATGTTTTACCCACCGGCGCAAAGCTGGAATCCTGATACGCTGAAATGAGCCCGGCCACTTCAACGCCAACGGTGAACGGCAGGGAGTATATCTCCTACGCCGAAGCCGCGGCGATGGCGTCGAAGTCGCGCCGGCAAATTATGCGCTGGGTAAAAGGCGGGAAGGTCAGTGTCACGGGTGTCGGTCCGGGTCCAGGCCGGAAGATTGTGAAGTCGAGCCTGTTGGCTTACGTGGTGTCCGACACATTGGCAGCCGAGCCTCCGAAAGTTTTCCTCCAGGAGCGATTGAGTGAGCAGACCAGGCGAGCTTTCAAGGAGTTCCTGGCGCCGATCGTGAGGGAGATCGTGGCTGAGTTGCAACCATCTAAGACGCCGACGATATGAACGCTACGATTTCAAGAGGGACGCCCGGATCGTACATCTCACCCGTGCGGATCGTCATGCGCCATTGGGCGCTGCAATGGCGCGAGTGTCAGAAACGATTTCCGAACGGTGCCCTGTCAGGACTCGCCATAGAACGGGCGAAATCGTGGCGCAATGGAGCGCTGGAATCCGAAAGCCGAGTGGCATCCGGGATGGGTACCAACGACCAGGCTAACGCACAGGCACGGCGCGTGCGGAGACACGGGCCATACGCCACATATCCGGAAGCGGAGGCCAAGTGGATCGATATCATAACACCGAATAAAAAAGGTCAGGCATGAGGGCCGACAACAATACTCCAAAGTCGCCCAATAGCGCGGCGCGGGTGACTGACAAATCTGTGCGAGACATGCCCACAACCGCGAAGCTCAAGGCCGGCCAGGTCATCGTAGAAAATCGGCTCCAAGGCGTGGTATTCAGCTTCCCATCGGCGTCATGGCCGGATGATCCAATGCACCAGCGGGAGTGGGTGATGCGTCTGACGCCGTGGTGGGATATCGGCGGGATCGGATGGACTCCGACAGCGCAACGGCTCCGGGACGCCTGCCTGAGAGCAATCAACAAACTTTGCTTGTTATGGTGGTGCCCGGAAACAGCGCACCATCCGGCAGCGGCTGGTTCGGGTCGGAGATGTCAGTGGATCACGGAACTCAAGGGATCGGATGACTGCGGCAAGCGTGCAACGCATATCCGAAGCGACTGCGACCTGTCCTACTGTGCCGAGCACGCCCGACTGATGATGCCATACGCCGCATTTCAACCAATTGCCCAAACTTGAAATTCTATGAATAAACTGCAAACACCATATTTCCCTAGAACGAAGTCCAGCGTCGAGGCTGGCGTGGTATCAACCTTGCCGGCGGCGCGTGGGGTGGTACCGGCGGCGGCCACGTTGCTGTCGGAAAAGGACGAGAAGGACTTCGGCACTTATGAGCTGAAGATCCAAGATGGATTCCAGACGGCGGGGGCGATCTTCCAGGAGATCGGTGAATACCTGGAGGAGATACGGTCGCGCCGGCTGTATCGGGAGCAGTTCGCGACCTGGAAGGAATACTGCGAGCGGCGCTGGGATCGGAGCACGGCCTGGGCGCTGATGCAGCGACGGTCCTCCTCGGTGCTCAAGGCGCTGCGGGATGCGGAGCCGGACGCAGCGGCCGAGGATCCGCAATCCGAAATCCGAAATCCGATTTTGCCATCTGATACGGGCACCGCTTTGGCATCCTCGCCGGGGTTACCACTCTCGCCAGCCCCGGCGAGTGCGCGCCAAGCCGATCTGGACATCCTGCCGACCAAGGAAAGCCAGGTTAGACCGCTCGCGGCGCTGCCACAGGAGCAG